CCCGCGCAGGGCTCGTCGGTATCGGGTCGCCTTCTGCCTCGTCTCGGTGGGGAAGTGTATCGGGATCGACCGATCGATCAGCCACCCACACAAGTCGCGGAGCGCTCGCACGTCTTCGCGGGTCGGATGCGCTGGCACGCTGCCACATACGCACAAGCGGAACCAGATCGGCACGAACCCCGCGCGCGCGCCTGCGCGCAGTTCATCCAGAGCCGCTCGACAAGTAGCCGCGAAGCCTTGCGCGTGGTGTCGGTCGAGCTTCTCCGCAAGGGCACGATATCGGCCCTCGATCCGCTCCGCGTAGCAGCCGCGCCCGTAGTGGGGGCAGCGCTTCGAACAATGCGCCGAAGCACTCCGGGCGAAGGAGAGCCCGACCGAGCCGGGCGCCCCCTTCCCGAAGACCGTCAGCGTGGTGGGTTGTAGTCGTAGCCTCATCAGTCCACCTCTCGCGGTGCGGTCACGTCGTTGACCATCAACTCGACCACCGGGGCAAGGTCGCGAACGCTCGCGCCCCCTAGCAGCTTTTCGTAGTCGTTGGGGGCAATCAGGCAAATCGAGCCCCCGGAAAGCTCCGCCCAGGTCTCGCCGTCTGATGTGACGATGATCGGCACGAGTTCGGGTGCGGCGTTCATCGGTCCACCTCCAGATCGAGGCTTGCGCAAATCTCGATCGCTTCATCCTCGGACAGCGCGCCGAGTTCTACGAGGAGGGAGCCCGCGCGCAGGTAGAGGTCTCGACGTTCGGGGAGCCGGGCAGAGTCGCGCGCGCATCGGGTGCAATGAGCGAACGCCGCGCGGGCGCCGCGTTCCATTTGAAGGCGGATGGAGAGCTTCAGCGCTCGACGCTCGCGCGCTTCTCGGATCATGTCGGTGGCTTTCATCGTTGTACCTCCGCGGGCTGTCCGTTCTCGAATGCGCGTCGGGCGCTTGCGGCTGGGGTGATCATCCTGCACGCGCCGTCGCGGCGTTCGTATGCGTAGACAATCAAGGCCCGCCCGGTAAGCGGTGCGGTGCTGCGAATGCGCGCGATGGTCTCGCCGTGGGCGGTGATGCGCCGCGGTGCGGTCTTGCGTTGCTGCGCGTACGCTTGAGCATGGTGGGTCATTTCTTCAATCCTTTCAGGGGTTGGGGGAAGCGGGGCGGGTGCGCTTCCTGCGCTGGCGCATCCTTGCGCCCCCGCCCCGGTTCGTAATCAGTGCTTCGGAGTCGTTCCGGCTTCGGCACGGTCGCGCGCGTACGGTTGGAAGAGTGCGCCGGGATGCGCGGGCGGATGCTGTTCGAGCAGCGCTAGCAGGTGGCGGTAGCAGTCTTCCGCCTCGGATCCGCGGCCGAACTTGTCCGAGTGGTATCCGGTCATGCCTGCCAGAGTGCGAAGCACATCCAAAGAGTAGACGCCGCGCATTTCCTCGACCCGCTCGCCCGAAAATCCTCGCGTGATCGTAGACTTCGGGCCATCCCCGCTCTTGTACGTGCGCACCAGTCCGGCGACCTCCAGAAGCTCGGTCGGCACGTCGGCTTTGTGCGCGAAGTCCTCGACGGGATAGATGGTATGCCCATCCGCACCGATCGCGCGCGCGATGCGCTCGACCTGTTCGCACGTGAGCGCGTCCGGGTTGGAGATCTCCCGCCCGTTCCGCGTGCTTGCGCTCGCGATGGATTCGACCATGTCGGCGAGCCGCGTGGCCAGCCCTCGCAATTCATCAGTCATCGTTGTACCTTTCATGATGCGCGCCCCGTGGCGCTGGTTGTGTGACGGATTGTACCGTTTCGACGAGTAGAGAGTCGGATCCTGACCGGGTGAAACTTGAAAAGAATGCGCGAAACATATACACGGGAGAGCCCGCCGGGTATGTGCGCAGACAAGGACGCAAGCAACAAGTAGCCCAGGCGCAGCCCATGCGCGCCGTCTTGGTGGGTGGGGTACTCCCCTCTTCAAAGACCTGCTCATCCGTGCCGCGAATCGTTCGACCGAATCGACGAGCGCTCCGCCAGCCGGGCAGCGCCGAGCGCCGAGCAACACAAGAGGCCCGCCGGGCGCCGAGAGCCGAGAGCCTCGCCGAGCCAGCCGAAGCCAGCCCGCGCGGGTGCGCCCGTTCCCCCGTTCGCGCGCGTTGCCGGACCCCCGCCCCGCCCCCAGAGTCTATATACTATCCCCACACCCAAATCTTGGATCAAACTGTGGTATACAACCGTAAACAGCCAACCAAAGAGCAGGCCCGCAAGGAGATGATCGTCGCGGGTTGCTACGACGCGTTCCGTGAGATGGTCAAGTACCATGAGAAGGCTGGCTTGACTCCTGAGGCTGCGTATTGGCAGTCATATCAGGAGGTGATGGGTGAGGGTAAGGAGCCGCCGAAGCCCAAATCCAAGAGCGGTACGATTGTACCGGTTCAGGATGAAGCGATGGCATCCAAGATGGTGGCGAAGAAGAATTTCAAGAAGAAGACGGCTACCCCAATTGAGAATTTGCAGTGGGTGGCGAGTCATTTGTGTGTTGAAGATGTGAAGCCTCGTGATGCGCCGAGTAGTACGGCTTGGGGCATGTTGATGTGGGCGCGCAGTAGTCCAACGACCGAGAACATCTTTTGGTCGAATTTGTTTACGAAGTCGATGCCGACAAAGCAGCAATTGGATTATCAAGCAAGCAAGAATGATGCGTCAGATGTGATAAGATTGATTGATGAAGTAGCGCGAATTTCAAAAGAGGTCCAGGATGAGCCAGATGGATAAAGAGCTTGATAATGACAAAGACCTTCTTTTGAAGGCCGATGGTTTTGATCACTGTATTATGGGCCTTGGTCGGCAGGCCAATCAGTTTTCGATTGTTTACGACGAGGATAAGGTGATTGAGACGTTGGTGGATCGGGACGGCATGTCGATGGATGACGCCCGAGAATACTTTGAGTTCAACATTGCTCGCGCGTACGTCGGAGGGGGCACCCCGACGTTTGTGCGCTACATGACTCTGGACTCAATAGTGCAAGCCACGGGGGATTAACCGTGGCTGCCAGGGGGAAGGGAATCAAGGTCAAGCACCACCCTTCCTGGGACTGGCGGGATTATTCCATCAAGGGCGAAGGGGTGTTGGCGATTACGCACAGCGCGCTGGAGAACCTGAGCAAGACTTCCCCTGAACGATTGATTCAGGGGATTCGTGGTCTGTCTGTGGTTTTGCGCGACATTGCTGCATCGCCCGGCGTGGTGGATTTGGATGATGAGAAGGATATTTTGTATACGGCGGAGCGATTAGAAATCTATACTGCCGCATTGATGACGGTCATTTCAGACAAGAAGCAGCAAGGCCAGAAAAAGAAAAAGAGGAAAAGTGCCAAAGATAAACCCAAAGGATGACTGGGGCTTTTGTCCTAAAGGAACCACCAGAAGTTTAAGCGAAGCAAAAGCGTATGTTTGCGATAGTCTTGATTGGCTTTGCAAAAAACACGATGTAACCAAGAATGATGCCTTGCAAAGCCAGGACAAAAAGGCATTGCAGCTTCGTGACACATGGCATTTTCTTGCGCTGGAATCGTTGAGGCCGTGGTGGAGCAAGTCAGAAATAGCGAGATTTGTTGGGAAGCCGCACAGCACGTTTTATTTGTCGTGGAAAAGGCAGGAGAAGCGCCATAACAACGAGCGACTATTACAAGATGGTGCCGAAGGATCTTGAAAAGAACCTGGCATTTCGAAAAAAGCTGATTGAGTTGGGGTCCGAAAACTCGAACAATGCGCAAGACATCTGGCGCATGTGCGCAGCTGATCTGCTGTTTTACATCAACGCATTCTGCTGGACATATGACCCTAGAAAGCCCGTAGCCAGCATTCCATTCCTGACATACGAATTTCAAGATTCCGCGTTTTTGGACATGGAAGATTCCATTGGCAAACGCGACATCTTGATCCAGAAGAGCCGCGACATGGGTGCGTCGTGGATGCTTTTGACGTTGTTTGAGTGGCGTTGGCACTTCAGGGATGGCCAGTCGTTTTTGCTTGTCAGCCGTAACGAGGATTACGTGGACAAGCCGGGGAACCCGAAAAGTTTGTTTTGGAAGATTGATTTTCTGCACAAGAACCAGCCTGCGTGGTTGTTGCCTGAAATGTCACGAACCAAGCTTCGGCTGACGAATGAAAGGAATGGCAGTTCCATAGATGGAGAATCTACTACTGGTGATGTTGCTCGCGGCGACCGAAGGACCGCGATTGGGCTTGATGAATTTGCGGCTTTTGATGTTGACGCGGGCTACCGGGCGTTGGCGTCTACTCGCGATGCAACAAAATGCAGGATTTTTAATTCTACACCAGCTGGTTCCAGTAACGCCTTCTTTGACCTGGCACACAAGGATGAAATTAAGAAAGTCCGGCTTCATTGGTCTCAGCACCCGGAAAAGGCGATTGGCCTTTACCATGACGAAGAGGGCCGCCCACGGTCCACTTGGTACGACGAAGAATGCAAACGTGTCGCGACCCCGAGGGAGATTGCGCAGGAGCTAGACATCGATTTCACGGGGTCGGACTATCAGTTTTTCGACCCCTTTGAAATTGACAAGCTGATCAAGGAGACCAGCAAGCCTCCAGCAATGACAGGAGAGCTTGAATATGAACAGGGGACAGGGGAGGTTGTGGGGATGTCTGCCCAGCACAAAGGCCGTCTGTTGCTCTGGCAGCTGCCTGATGCAGCCGGAATGATGCCTTTTGACAGGGAATATGTCATTGGAGCCGATATTGCCACGGGAACGGGTAGTAGTAACAGCGTTCTCAGTGTCGGAGACTGCCTTTCGGGCGAGAAAGTGGCAGAATTCGTGTCTCCCAATACTCGCCCAGAAGAGCTTGCACAATATGCGGTTGCTTTGGCGAAGTTTTTTAAGGGCTCGAACAGTCAGGGGGCGTTTCTCATTTGGGAAGCTCCTGGTCCGGGCCGCAATTTTGGTGACGCTGTCTTGGATATGGGATACCGCAGAATCTTTTACCGACGCAACGAAACAAGCATTGGTAAAAAGGTGTCCGATATTCCGGGCTGGTGGCCGACAAAAGACGAAAAAAGAGCGATTTACAGCGAATACAGAACCGCGATAATGAAGCGGAAGTTCCTAAACAGGTCTCAGCACGCGTTACACGAATGCAAGGAGATCATCTTTGCGTCAAACGGGTGGGTAACACACAGTAAAATGTTCAGAAGTGCCGATCCTTCTGGAGCAAAGGACAACCACGGCGACAGGCCGACCGCAGATGCGCTTTGTTGGCGCGGAATGCGAACACGCAGGATTGAGCCTGCTCAAGAAACAACAGAAGCGCCCGCCGGGTCCATGGCGTGGCGAATGAACCGCCGCAGACAGGCGGAAGTCGAAGAGGATCTCTGGTAATGGCTGAAACTGATATCAAGCAACTGACAATGGCGATGGAACACGCTCGACGCAAGCTTCAGCCCTACCGAGAACGTCGGTTTGAGGCAGTGCGCGAATACGTGGGATACAATTACAGCGATTCAGGAAGTGAAGACCGGATGCCGGTCAATTTCCTGGAGTTGGCGGTCAACACCTACCGCCGACAAATTGCTGCGGCAAACCCACAGGTGACTGTTACCAGCAAGAACGAGCAGCTGGGTTCGGTTGCAGCGCGGTTTGAACTGGCAATGAACAAGACGATCAAGGAAATCGACTTTGATCGCAGCCTCCAGCTTTGGGTTTTTGACGCCCTGTTTTCAATTGGGATCATGAAGGTCGGCATTACGGACAGCGCTCAGGCAGCCACAGATGGCGTTCTGCACGACGCTGGCCAGCCTTATGCTGATATCGTTGACCTTGACGATTTTGTGTTTGATATCCACGCCTCCAGGTGGGAAGACGTTCAGTTTGCAGGCAACAGATTCATTGTCCCGTATGAAGAGGCAATTGAATCCGGCCTGATTCCCGAAGAGCGCAGGCGCGATGTCAAGCCAACGGGCTTTTACAGCACCACAAATGAACAGGGTGATCAAAAGGTGCAAGGCATCACTTCTGGTTACTCTCAGACTGGGGAAGATTACTACCTCGACACGGTGGAGTTGTGGGAGGTTTGGCTTCCGTACGAGAATCGCGTTGTCCTCTTAGCTTCAAATGATGACGGATCAATTTCTCATAAAGAGCCTCTAAGCGAGCGCGATTGGGATGGTCCGGTATATGGTCCATATCACCTCCTGCGTTACAATGATGTTCCGGGCAGTATTATGCCCCTGCCTCCTGTATCGGTTCTTACCGATTTGAACGATTTGTCCAACCGCATGTTTCGTAAGCTTGGGCGGCAAGCTGAACGCCAAAAGACGGTTACTGTGGTGCAGTCGGGCGCTGAAGCAGACGGCGAGCGCATTCTGAATGCTGATGACGGTGATATGATCCGTTCTGACAGGCCGGAAGCTACCAAGGAAATGCAATACGGCGGAATTGACCAGACAAGCCTTGCGTTCCTCCTACAGGTTCGCGACATGTTCTCTTACATGGGCGGGAACCTGGACACGCTTGCTGGTCTTTCGCCGGTTGCAGACACGCTTGGGCAGGAGCAGATGGTTCGCTCCAGCAGCAGTCAGCGCATCATTGACATGCAGGAGCGCACAAGCTCAGCTGTCCGCGACGTAATGCGCGCAATGGGCTGGTATCTGTGGCACGATCCAAGCAGTGAGTATGAAGTGCAGCGGCAAATCACGAAAACGATGGCTATTGACACGTCATTTAGCCCTGATGACCGCGAAGGCGACTTTTACGAGCACGAAATTGACATTGTGCCGTTCTCGATGCAAAGCAGAAGCCCTGCTGAGCGCCTGCAAACGCTTAATTCCATGCTGTCAAACGTCTTGCTTCCCCTTTCCCCTGTCATGGCGCAGCAAGGCAAGACAATTGATTTTGACAAATTCATTGAACTGTCCGCAAAATACGCCAACGTCCCCGAAATTGCGGATTTGGTCAACGAATCCATGCCAATTGAAGCCCCGGCAGACGCGTCAGCAGCAGGTGGGCCTGCTGAAAGGCGCTATTTGCGGCAAAATGTTGGCGGGATGGGCCGCGCAGACCGCGATAACGTGATGTCCAGAGCCCTTATGGGCAGCAACCCCCAGGAATCTGAGATGAGAAAGGCGCAACAGCAGTGATCTACTGTTTTCGAAACAAAAACACAGGAGAGGCCATGGAAGTGGTCTGGACTGTGGCACAAATGGAAAAAAACACGCAACAGCAAGACGTTTATGTCGATAACGAGGGCGTTAAGTGGCATAGAGACTATGCAGCCGAGATGGGCGCGACTGGTTCTTGTAGTATTTGGCCGATGAAATCAGACGGGGCAGGGGTCCACCCGGATCAAATTGGCAAGGCAATGGCAGCAGCAGAGAAAATGGGTGTACCAACCTCATTTGACAGCAAGACAGGACAAGCGATATTTGAATCGCGCGCTCACAGAAAAAAGTACCTAAAGGCTCACGGTATGCACGATCGCAATGCCGGTTATGGAGATTAAAGTGGCTGAAAAAGAAGAAGAACTCGAAATTGAAAACACTGAGCAGGCTGAAAACAAGCCTGCAAGCAGTCTGGACTTTGAAGAGCCAGAGCTTGTGGATTGGGAAGAAGAACTGGGCGAAAAAGAGCCTGAACCACAGGATGACGAAAATAAAGAGGACATGGATTTGGCACAGGTTATCGAGGCCGGTACTAACCTGGCTGAAGATCCTGTGTTTGAAGAGGCAAAAGCCGCAGGTATCGATGACGAGTCGCTTGCGGAATTCCAGAGTGACCCTGAATCTCTGAAGAAAGCCCTTGCTCTCCTTAAAAAGCAAGGCAACTCAACGCAGCCAGCAGAAGAAACTCAGGAAATTCCTGCTGGCGATACTTACAAGTCCACTATTGACCGAGACGCGTACGATCCTGATATTGTCGCTCAGTTCGAGGCGCTCGAAAAAGTCAGTAAGGGCCTTTACTCCAAGATTGAGCAGCTGGAAGCCCATATCCAGAAGACATCGCAAGATGATCTTTTTACCATGGTCGATGATCAATATTCCGACCTGGTTGGCGAAGGGCCGACATCCCTGCTTGGCGACAAAACCCAACTGTCCAACCGCAACAAAGTGATTGAACAGATCGAAGTGTTGCGGGCTGGATACAAGAAACTGGGCAAGGACGTTCCGAGCCCAGCCAAGCTTGTCAAGCTGGCGGTCGAAACATCATTTTCCGACCAGCTTGAAGAGCGTGTTGAAAAGAAAATTAACTCTAAGATGGCAAAACGCCAGAACCAGAAGACTGCTCGCCCAACCAAGCGAACAGGCCGCAAACTCGACCCCCGCAAGCAGGCGGAAAAGAGTGTGGCTGAGCTTATGAGGGAGCGCGGTTTGCTCGGTTCAGTCTCAGAGACTTTTGAATAGAGGTTAGCAAATGGCTATTCTTCAGGCCGATGACATTGCTGATCTGATTAAGGTGACCCAGAAGGATCTGGGCAAGCTTCGCTGGACGGAGATTGCTACGGATATTCAGGAGTACGTTGCTCTTCCGAGCATTCTCCAGTCTGAAAAGGTTTCTTATCAGAGCGGCTATGGGATTCAGTGGAACGTGATGGTTGACACCAGTGGTGCAGCCAAGGATACCGGTCTGTTTGCGGTTGACTCCGTGAACGTCGGTGATGTCATGCAGACTGCGTCTGCCCCGTGGCGTCACCTCACGACCAACTACGCGATTGAACGTCGCGAAGTTGCCATGAACCGTGATCCTGCGCGCATTGTCGAACTCGTCCGCATTCGTCGTGCAGACGCAATGATCGACCTTGCCAAGCACATGGAAACCCGCTTCTGGGCTCGCCCGGACAGCGCATCCGACACCGAAAAGCTTTATGGCGTCAAGTACTGGATTACCAGTGGTGGCAGCGATGAAGGCTTTACCGGTGGTGCGGCTTACGGCTCTACCGTTGCCGATATCAACCCCAGCACTTACACGAACTGGAAGAACTACTCGGCACGTTACGCCGCAGTCAGTTCGACTGACCTGATTCGTGACTGGCGTAAGGCAGCGACCTTTACCCAGTTCAAGTCTCCCGTGGACATTCCCAGCTACAACACTGGGTCCCGCTACGGCTACTACACCAACTACAACGTGATTGGCCCCCTGGAAGAAGTTCTGGAATCCCAGAACGACAACCTTGGCAACGACATCGCGTCGAAGGATGGCAAGCTGCTGTTCCGTCAGGTCCCCGTGACCTGGGTCCCGCACCTTGAGAACACCGCAGGTGATCCGATTTACGGCATCAACTGGGGCGTGTTCAAGCCCGTGTTCCTGTCCGGTGAATACATGAAGGAAGATGGTCCCACGACCGCTCCCAACCAGCACACCGTGTTCCAGACCTTTGTGGACTGCACGATGAACCTCATGTGTACCGACAGGCGTCGTAACTTCATCCTCGCAACTAGCTCCTACAGCAACTGATAGAAAGACGAGGAACACATGCCTACTTACACTCAGTACAAGGACGCAACCGACACGACTGTCGGGCCCAGCCCGATTATTTGGGCTGATTGTCCTACTCTTGAAATGATGCACGACCCCGGTGTCGGCATTCACCACTTTGACAACTTCCTTGTTTCCAACATCGAGAATGGCGATGGCTATCAGGGCCTTGGCGACAACGCTCCTGTTTATGTTGTTGACACACTCAACGGACGGGTAGCTGTTACTTCTGGCGGCACTGACAACGACCAGTCAATGCTTGGCACCTCTGTTGACCTGGTTCACATCTCTGACGCGGCTGGCGAAGCTGCAAAACTTTGGTTTGAATGCCGGGTCAAGGTAAGTTCGATTGCAGACATGGGTATTTTTGTCGGCCTTGCCGCAGAAGCAGACATGCTTGTAAATTTCCTTGCAGATAACAGTGCAGACCTTGTTGCAACTGCGGATGCAATTGGCTTTCACGTTCTGACGGCTAGTCCCACTGCTGTGGGCACGGTTTACCAGAAGGGAAGCGAGACCAAGCAGGCTGTTGAAACTGGCGTTCACACGCTTGTGGCTGACACTTACGTCAAGCTTGGCTTTGTCTACGATCCCGCAGAAGAAGATAGTAAGCAGATTCGCTTCTACGTGAATGGCGCAGAAACCGCTACTTCGGTTACGGCCACTAACATTGCAGCAGCTACGTTCCCAGACTCGGTGAACATGGGCCTGCTTGCTACCACCAAGACTGGCGAAGGTGTTACCAAGACCCTTACGCTTGACTGGTGGCGCGTGGCGCAGCTTCTCCCCCGCGAGTAGTAAAAAGACTCTTCTCTTTTCCCCCTTCCCCCTTCGCTGCATCAGTGGCGAAGGGGGTTTTTTATTCGGCAAACTTGTTTTGCAGGTAACTGCCCAACACCATGCCGTTAACCACCTTGGGCTCTACAGCCTCTTCTCTGCGCCCAAGCCATTCCGCCTTCTCCGCCTCCGTAAGACTGGCAAATCGCTCAATGATCATGCCAATAGCATCTACGGCAGGCACACCAAAGTGTTCGGCAACTGCCTTGACCGTTGCCTTTGTGTCCGTGCGGATTCGGATAGATTCAGTTGGATCTTTGCGTGGCCGTGGCATTTTATCTACTCCTTGCTTCCAATTTCTTCAAATTCTGATCGTTGAACTTGTTGATTTTGCTAATCAATTCTCTGCCAATATTTTGCTGAAGTTTGTAGTCGCCTCTATCTCTGGCGCGTTCCCAGCGGGAAATGTAGCTGTTAATGATTTGTCGCTGTTCTGCTGGGAATGAATCCATTCTAGCTGCGGTTTCGTAAAACTTCGAAATTGCGCGCTTGGCAGGCCGTGTGTCATCTTGAACCAGGCCACCAATGTTATACATGAAGAATTTCCAGTAATCGCTGAAATCGCGATCTGGATTGGCAGCAAGTTCGTATGCCTTGGCTACCTGCTGGCCCTTGATGCCCGCAGTAGACCTAAACACAGACTGAACTGTTCGTGGGTCCAGTTCCCCACTTTCTGGCGTAGCAGCGCCTGGGAGTACGGGGTTAAGACTAACAATCTGCGTAATGATTTGCGCAACATGAGTTCGAGAGAAGCTGTGCTCTGGCACGCCAGACAAGTCTCTGTAACGCATGTCTTTTTGCGCCTCATAATGAGGCACAATATTTGACTCAAAGAAAAGGTCTCGGTTAAACAGATTTGCCGCAACGCCTGAATATGGGCCAGCGCCGGATCTGTGCAGATTGCCAAAAGGCCCAAGCAACTGAGTCAAAGATTCAGAAGCGGCACTAAATGGGTCTTTTTTGCCGCGCCCCCACATAAGGGCCATTTCGGCAAACGTGCCAGGCACTCCCAATTCAAACGGCTTCGGAATGGCCAAAAACGTGCCAGGTGCCGCAAATGGAATCTGCAAGTTCCACGCAAAAGATTTGCGCCAATCCTCAAGTTGGTCATATTCGTCTTCTGCGCCAAACGCCATGTTCCAAAAGTAAGTGATCAAGGACGGCAAAATGGAATACGTCAGAAGCCTGACGCCAAACGTGGCGGGGTTACGACGAAGGCTTCGTCCAGATGCACGCAAACCCTGCAACGCCGGATTAAAGAACGGAATAATTGCTGAAAGAAGCTTCATATGTTGCCCAGCAACAGCAAAATCAACCAACTCTCGGCTTGCCCGCATTGCTTCCAGTTCTGCGTCGTATCTAGAAAGTTTATGCTTTTTCATAAGCATGTCACGAACTCGCCTGAATTCGGCAACGCGGTTTTTGACTTCGCCGGACCTCTTCCACTCTCTCCAATTTAGCTCAAGGCGTTTAGTGGTATTCCAAATGAACTTGACGCCAGTTGCGCGTTCGTTTGCAGATGCAAGAATTTGTTCCATTAGGAATTTTTCGTACCTAAGCTTGCCGCCGCGCAAGCCAAAGTAAACACCAATTTGACTGCCGCCTATTGCGGTCAAGCGTTCAGCGTCCAAAAGATATTCTTGATACGTTTGCGTTTCCTTTGGCGAAATCCCTTTTGCGGCGCTTTCGGCCAATATTCGGGGCGTAATAAACGACTCTGTTGGCGCTAGAGCGACATCCCATATTGGCCTACCTGTGGCCAAAGATTTGATTGCACGGTCCATTGCGTCACGGAACCGGTTGCGCACCGCAAACGGAAGCGTGTTGGTAATAAGCGCCTGGAATGCTTGGCGAAGATTGTTTGCCATCAAAAGCCCCGGCATCAACTGGGGCTGCAAATTGTTCAAAACTTCCAATACGCGTGGGTCGCTGGAGGTGTAATACAAAACCTTGTGTTTGCCGTTTTCTTCAACGAACACTTCTACAGTGTTATCATTTTTTTCCTGGGTTTGATAAAAGAGTTCGGTTTGCTGCGGAAGATCAGTGACCGTGAATGCAGCAGCGTGGCCATACTCCTTCATTGCCCCCCGAGACTCTTCTGTAATCCGCCCAACCAGGTTGAGCATTGACTTCAACATAAGGTTGCGCTGAGCTTCCCAGTCAGCCTTTTGAGCCATCTTGATAAGAATCTCTGTTGGGCTGACAATCAGTTCGGAACTGCCCTTACGCGCAGACCGTGGGAGATTTTGGCCCTTTGCCCAATTCTTGTTGATGGTGTTTCGGGACTGGTGCATTTCTTCTGTGTTAAACACTTCACGTCCAGAACCCGTGCCCAGCTTGCGATGCATGGCAGTGTAAAGCTGTCTCGCATCTGGGCCTTGTGTCAATTCATAATAAAGCTCAGTAGAAATGCGGTTGGTTCGCATCAAAGGCATTAGCACATGCAAATCAGCAAGCTTTCGCCATATACGTGCAGCTTCGTTGAAAATTTCAATAGTTTCAGCATTCAAATACCGTTCCTGGAATTCGGAAGTTGCTACTCGTTTGCTGTATTCGGCCAGCTGCACTGCGTCTGATTGGCGGCCCTTGGAAACCCCAATGACGTTCCTGACGCGGTCTTCAATAACCCTGCGGACTTTTTTGACCTGCTTGTCGCGGTTCCCATTAACAAACAGGAATCGGCCTTCTTTGTAGCCCAGCTTTTTGGTAAGCGAATTAATGGTTTTGTTAAACGAAGCAATCTCAGCAGCAAAATGGGCACTATTTATTTGCGCCTGGTCAAGCTGCTCGTCCAAAACGTCAAGCTGGTTGCCGAGATCGGCAATTTCATCTTGAGTTTGGCGGCCCAAGGCAATGTCAGCAGCGGTTTTGAGTACCCCCTTTGGCTTTTCGACATCTGAAAGCTGTTTTCTGACAGAGGCAATGTTTGCATTGATCTTTTCGATTTGCGAAATTGCAAGTTGCTCTTGCATGTAAGCATCTTGAGCGTTGTCCAGCGCTTCGACAATGCGAGACATCATGCTGTAAGCGCGTTCAACGTCTTCGTTTGCAGACTGCAACAGCATGTACGCTTCAAAATCGTGAAACACTACAAGCGGGTTTTGTTTGGTTTTTTGGGCAACCTGGTCGGTCAAGGCAGTGACATCTGACAACTTGACGTTGCCAATACGCAAGCCAGAAATTGGGTCAAGCGCACCGTGCTCTATGCTTGCAGCGAACCTATCTTCAGCGCCACCAGCAGCAGACAGGTAATTTGCGGGGTTGCTCGCCCCCATGAATTCTGGAAGAGTTTGCCACTCTTTAATCCCAGCTGCTTCGCGGCCCAATGCGTCAATAGTTTCCAAAAGCGGCCCACGCCTATCAAAGACGTGATAATTGACGGCAGACCAGAAACGCTTTCTGGTTTCTCCATGGTCAAACCGCATTCTGTAAGCGTCTACAGCGGCGCGTACGCCCCATGCTCTCAAAATGTAAGCAGGCGAACGATAAATGGTCGCGCCAACGCTGCTCAAGGGGCCAGATTCTATGCGGCGAACTTCCATGCCGAACTCGCGCAGCCCATCCAGCGCAGCCTCCCCACCCTTGTCGCGCACTGACTGTTCAAAATATTCATACAGCCAGGGCGCTTTTTCACGTGCAGATTCTGCGTTAAACGTATATTCCACAACAAACGCCGCAAACGCTTCGCCACGATTGTAAGAAGGGGATTGTTGCTTGCTTGCGCTAGAGCCGTTTGCGCTAAGGAAGAACTGTGCGTCCTTGTCGTATTTGCTCAAAAACTCAATGTCTTCGTCTGTAAAGCCTTTCTTTTTCAGTTGTGTTTCTGAAAGGCCAGGGTCTTGATCAAAAATCTTGGGATTTGAGACTTCCGCAAAATCCATGTATTGGGCCTGCAACCAGTGCCCAATTTCATGAACGTGCGCAATAGCGTTGTTGGGTTGGCGGGAAAAGACCAAGTTTGTAATTGTATCGTAATACCCAAGCGCTCGTCTTTTCAGTCGCCGCTTGATCAAAACCTTTTTGTTGAGCACCCTTTCAAGCTGCCTGACAAGAGGCATCAAGCTGTTGCTCTTGGACCCAGAGCCTTCGTACCCAGGAGGAGGCGGGTCAAAAGGAACCATGTACATGGGCTTTTGCGCAGCTTCCCAATAGGTGTTGGTTTCCGCGCTCAATTGCCTGTCTGTAAGTGGCTCAGGGTTGTGCGATTCCTTGGTAGTCAAGCCATCGACCAAAACCTTGTCAGCAAACGATCCAGCAGGAGCTTCGGCTTCGTACATCAAAACTTCGGTGGAATCTCGCTCAATTGGCGGTTGAGCGGCGTCTTCTGCCGCAGTTCCGTCCAGCTTTGGCCTATTGCCAATAGCTTCTTCAATTGCAGACAGATTTGACACATCGTTTGTATTGAGCGCGCGAGCTACGTTGCTGCGGCCTGTATCCTGAGACTTGTCAAACACTCCAAGAAAAGCGTCGTACCCAGCCATTTGCTTGTTAATGACAATTGAAGTGACAGGCTTGCTGCCGTACCATTCCATAAACTCTGCACGCCCAGGAGCATCAAGGTCCTCAAAAGCCGCGCGCGGCATGAGAGCGACCATGCGCCCGTTTTCGTGAAGCAATTCGTAAGCAGACTTGATGTGCTCAAACAGAACAACCTGCTCTTTGTTTTTCCTGTCTGAGTACACCGGTGGGGCGATGTAAATAGCATCAAAGCTGCCGTGATTACGCTCTATCTCGTCAAATCGGTCTTCAAATTTACCTTCGTACGTGACGCTTGCAGCAGGAATAACTCGAAGTGCAGCGGCAAGATGCATAGCCTTGGGGTCTACGATTACGTATTGGTGATTAACGTCTCCGTACCGAAGGCCAGCCCCCTTGCCCGCAGAGGGATCCAGGACGCGCATAACGTCCATATCTGACTCCGGGCGATCACGTATGCCGAGAAGTCTGGCTACAAGCATGGCCAAAGGACGGGGTGTGCTTGCGGTTTCGTAATTAGAGCTTTTGTCTTTTGCCGTAGATGTTGCAAACGCTTCGGCGTAATCCTGCTGCCGATTTGCGCCAACGTCACCTTCTTCACGGTTTTTGTAAGAAGCAATAAGGGCATCGGTTGCCGAAACGCTGCCCTCCTCGTTGGCAAAGTCAAACTTCTGAAGCTCAGAAATAGCTGACATGTCTTCAATGGACAGGTCCTTGAGCGCAGCACCCTGGTTTTGCAATCGCGCAGCAACGCGCCATGCAAGATTTTCTTCCATTGGCATGTTGCCTGCTTTTGCAAACAGCCACTCAATTTGAACAGGACTCTTCATGCCATATCTAGCTACGCGCCCAGAAACCTGGTCAACTTCAGATGCCACCCATGGAAGCTGCAACTGAATTTGCACAGTGCCGTTTTCGCGGTTGCCAATTTTGTCATGCAAAGACAGGCCGGTGCCACCCTTTGCCATTGTGGCAATGAAGACCTTGTTCTCGTTGTTTGACCACTTTTCCTTGGCCTCAGCAAGATCATTTGCAGACTTTCCGCCAATATAAACGCTTACGCCGTCATCCTCAAAGCGTTCTTGCAGATATTCAACAGCACTCGGAATTACCAAATCTTCCAAAAACTTATATTTATCAACAATAGTGGCCATAGCTACCGTTACGTGACTGAACGGTGGAATGTCTTTTACGTTCAACCCAAATTGCTCGGACACAGACTGTTTTTCACTAAATGTGTCCATTATTTCCAAGACTTTAGAGGCACTAAAAACATTCTCACGTCTGTCAAGCCCGTGTTGCTCTGCGTATTTTTCGGTGTATCGGAATCTGTCAAACCGTGTTTCCGACTTGGTGGCCGTGAACACGGCAACCTGTTTGCCTTCGTCAATAGCGGCGCGCACAAGCTCGCTAGCCTTGTCGAGTTTTGCGCGCTCGGAAAGCGTGTACAAAATATTGGTCAAACGCGCCATGACATTTGCTTGGGCATTGGCGCTAATGCCGTCGTTTTGTTCAAGGTAATTCCTGAATCCAACGATCATAATGTCGGCAATGTCTGCGTAAGTCCTGTTGCCGCTGTCGGGAAGTTTTTCGAATCCTGCATCTACAGAAGTAAAGCGCATGTCAGCAAAAGGGACATCCTTGCCGTTAATGCGGATTGTTGCTGGCAAGACCTTGGTGCGCCTGGTGGCCAGCCCGCGCTTAACAAAGTATTCAAATGCGCCCTTTGAATTTTCGACAGCAAGTTTTTGCGCCTCATCATCCCTATTAATGATTTCGGTCCAAACGGCATATGTGCCTTCTTTAGTTGTCTGAATTTGACCTCCATGCTGCAACAGCCAGAAATCAAACCCACTTATTGTTGCCATGCCCCCATCAGGCATCTCTATAGACTGGGTTGGCCCAAAGATGTCGAGGGGGATCAAGTACCTGGCGTCTGCCGGGTTTTTGAAGACGGTGGCAGAACTCATGATAATAAATCCAGGGTTGTCGCCAGAGCGAACCTGGTTCATTATCCTTCTTGCAAGGTCTGCGCGATTAATCTCTTCGCGCTCATTACGCAAGACGTTACGAATGTTCCCGGTATCGGGCTCGTCAAAAATTAGCACTACCTTGCTGTCAGAATCAATAGTTTCAAATGCAGCTTGCGTGTCTTCGTTGGTAGGCTCACCGCTTCCATATTTGTGCAACGCTGCGTATGTCAAAAATTGAATGCGATCGCCTATCGGCTCGCCTTTGACCTTGTAATCAACCAGATCGCCCTTGACCTGCGCAACAAGCTCGTTGCTTAGGGTGACATACACGACCTTGACATCAGGATCGTCTTTAAGGATTTCTCTGATCGCGCCGCCAAGCACAAAGGTCTTGCCTGTGCCTGCTTCGTTTGCAAGCAAGAAGCCACCCTGAGCCCCAGGTGACATGCCAAGATTTTCTTGCTTCTTTTTGTCCTTTGCGTCTCCTCGAAAAGCGCGAAGGATCATTCCAACGTCTGCTATTTGGTTTTGTACAGTTTCATTAGAAAGTCCAGCATTGAGGCCCCGTTCAATGAGGTTTGCGGTGGACTGCGAAACGGATTGCGAAAACTCAGCATCTGTTCTGAACTGCTTAGGGAATTTAGCGTCTTCTCGTTTGCCGAAGCCCGCAAGTAGTACTGCCTGAGCGCCTTCTTCATCTCTGGATTGTTTTGCAACCGCTGATTTTCGAGCAGACTCCTTGTCGGATTGAACTGCTGCTGCATATTTCCGGATGACTTCTTCGGGTTGCTCATTGGTGTAAACCTTTAGAATTTTGAGAGGTTGGTCTTTTTCATCTTTTGCAATGTACTTAACATCTTCAACCGCAATGCCGGTCTTGTCTATCAAAACCTTTTTGCTAAGCTTTCCTTCACTGGTTTGGAAGATGTCATTTCGTAAAATTACATCCTTGCCAAGCTCTTGCTGGAATTGCACATAAGGGCGCTGATCATCGTCCCCGACTTGCGGCCCGATTTGCGGGTAGTAAAAACCTGCTTCTTGCAAAATTCCCCAAGACGAAACTACAGGAGTAATACCCTTACGGGAAATGGCATCGTCAAACGCTTCGCGATTGCTGTTAAACAAGGAATCGACAAAGTCGGGATTGCTCAACAGGAGCTTGCGGTCAGGGTCAAGGCCGCTAAACGCTTGCCTGTAACCCTTGACCAGCAAATCGCCTGATATTTCAGCATTCTTGCTGCGGAACAGGTGAGCCATCTGGAAGAAGTCCATGGTGTTCTTTGAAAGCACCAAGGTAAAAGCCTGGGCAATCTTGTTGATGGCTTTTGCGTTTTTCGGAAGTGGATCGGCTTTGCTGGCTTCCTCTTTTGTAAACGGCAAGCCATGGTCAGTAAAATCGGCACCAAGCAAATCATCAAGGCCCGCGTCTGTATCAGCGTCCAACGCGTCCGTAACGGAAATGTCGGTCAGAGGAGAGAAGAATTCGGAAGTAGCTATATCAACTTCACGGACAGGCCCACGCGCCATTTCGCCAATGGCTTCTACAACAAACGCTGCTGCTTGCTCGTCATAGTTGTAGCTGGCTGCATTGACATACAGCGGGTAAGACAGCCCCTCTTCCGAGTGAGTCCAGTTGATATTTTGATTAGCGGTTTCTTCGCCGCCGTTTTGAGTGATTATTTGGAATTCGGCTTCAAACACAATGTCAAAGGTGCCGTTTATTACGTCTGCTTGAGCCCAAACAACCGTAAGTTTTACAGTTGCGTCACTAATAGGGCCGCTAGAACCACCCCTTCCGCCAAACACCTCAAAGCTGTCGCCAACCTCTAATTCATATGGGTTAAGAGGCTCTAGCTTGCCAGGCCCCCATTCAGGAACTCTGTCAGGAACTCTGTATTGCAACAAATCAAAAGCTTGTTCAGCATCAATCAGATCGCCGCGCGTCGTCAAATAAGATCCCATCATGACTTCATTTCGCTCAGCATCGCTAAGCAATAAGTATGGAATCAAATCGTCATCGTATTCTCTGCGTGACTGTTCTTCTGCTGAGTCAACCGGAGGAAGGTCTTCGCCTACAACAGCCAGTCTATGCAGCTTTGACCTTTGGCCTGGGTTGTTACCAACTGCCTCATTAACAGCGTCTCGGCTAAGGTAAATGCTGTCATCGCGCCACAACGCAGATTCTGCGCGCAACCTGACCGGGTTAACCTCATCTGCTATGCCTTCAATAGCCCCTTTTCCCCGGTCTTTCGAATACGCGTTTGTGTTCTTGCTCTTGAATGCAAAGAACTCAGACTCGTTAAGGAAATCAATATCGTATACCTTGTTGAAACCGCGACGTGCCTCTGCGACTGCCTTATCGCCACGCTTAGCAGCAGCCTTAGCAAAAACGGTTTCAAATTTTACGACCTCTTTGTAGCGAAACTCCGCAGCGG